GTGAGCTTGTCACATTCATGGACGAGAATGAATCAGAGGTCATCGGTGCTGTCGCTGGCAACCACGCTTTCAGTAGCGGGGATGCCACTCTCAACACCGACATCAAGGAGTTCTTTTCGCGACCCGTACGCATCTCAACGTACACATGGGCCGAATCGCAAGTTGTTGGCACCACAGTCAACGACATCAACCCTTGGCATCTTTGGGCCACCAACGCCTACGTCAAGAACAAGCTCAACAACTACGCGTGGTTTCGTGGTGATCTCCATGTCAAGATCATGATCACCGCTTCTCCCTTTTACTACGGCCTCATCAAGGCAGTGTATCAGCCATTACCCACGTTCACGCCCTCCACCATCGTCAATGATGCCGGCACTCGGTTCCTAATACCGTATTCCCAACGCCCGCACACGGACATCACTATCGGTGAGACGGATGCCTATAACTTAGTGCTCCCTTTCATCTATCCTGCTAATTGGGTCAACATCCAGTTAGCCGCTGACATGACAGCTCTTGGTCGATTGCAGACCATTATCTACTCACAGTTGAAGAGCGCCAACGGTGTCACCGCCAGTGGTGTCAGTGTTTCCATCTACGCTTGGGTGGAGAACATCGAATTGTCTGGTGCTTCAGTGGGATATAGCATGCAGTCCGATGAGTTTGGCCAAGGTGCTGTTTCACAACCAGCATCATGGGTGGCCAAAGGTGCCTCCTACTTCGAGTCCTGGCCTATCATTGGACCATTCGCTACAGCCACTCGGATTGGTGCATCAGCCGTTGGAGCGATTGCAGCTCTTTTCGGTTTCACCAACGTCCCCGTTATTGCGGACACTTCTCCCATGCGCTCTGAGTGTTTTCCCAAGCTATCTAGTAGTGAGATTGGCTTCCCTGTTGAGCGCTTGACTCTAGACCCCAAGAACGAATTGTCGGTTGATCCCCGCATCGTTGGTCTAGCTGGGGGAACAGATGAGATGACTCTCGTGTCAATGGCAACACGTGAGTCGTACTTGGCCTCGGCAACTTGGTCAACTACATCTCTTCCAGATGCTACGCTCTTCTACTCGAATGTAGCACCCACGCTCTACAGCAACGACAATGGTACCCAGGCCAAGTTGTACATGACCCCTATGGCTCATGTCGCTAAGAGCTTCAAGGATTGGCGTGGTTCCGTGATTTTCCGGTTCCACATCGTGTCATCCAAGTACCATAAGGGCAAGCTTCGAGTTAGCTTCGATCCTTCGGGCTACGGTGCGCAGAATATCGGCACTACAGCCGTTACTGCCAACGTGGTCCACACGACGATTATCGATCTTGGTATCAGCAATGATGTCGAGTTTGAGATCCCCTATCAGCAAGCTCTCCAGTTCTTGAGTGTTCGAAGTGCTTACACCACTATCAATCAGTTCTGGGCAGTGAACGCCACGATGTCTTTGTTCACCTACAATGGTAACTTCGACAACGGTTCGATCACATTGCGTGTCCTCAATCAGCTCACAGCACCCGTCCTCACATCAGAGGTGGACGTCCTGGTGTATGTTCGAGCTGGCAAGGATATCGAGTTTGCCAACCCTACTCCGGTGGACACGTCGTTCCGTATCTCCCCTTTCGCAGCTCAAAGCGAAGAGATCACGGTGCCTATCATCGCTGAGAGCGTCACATTAGCACCAACGAAGTGCTCCACGGACGATCAGTATTTGGTGCATTACGGTGAGAACATTCGCTCCCTTCGCCAACTCTTGCGTCGGTATGAGCTTGTTCAAGTTGAGGGTGTCATCCCCACGAGTTCTGCATCTTTTGGGCATTTCTCTAAGGGCTTTTACAAGTGTCCTCTTCAACCCGGCTATCGCGTCAATGGTTATGCCAACGCTAACACCATCGTGGCCGCTGAGTCGCCTTACGGCTACAATTTCACCCACCTGACAGCGTTGTCTTGGTTCGCTCCTGCATTCCTTTGCTACAGGGGCTCCATGAACTGGACTTTTGACGTCACTGCTCCGTATGCTTGCCAACACCTTCGGGTAGTGCGAGACAACGTATCTGGAGCTGCTGCAGATTTGACGGTCACCCAAACCGCCTACACCACAGCCAACCAGTTGGAGGCGATGACGCGCCAATACAACAACTCGGGTGCGTCCGGGCAGAGCTTGACCAATCAGCTCACCCAGACAGGCATCAACGTGCAAGTTCCCAATTACTCACGTTGGAAGTTCCAGTCCACTAATCCTCTGCTTAACAACCAGGGATCTTCTGTTGACGGTTCTGACCTGGATCGATTTATTCTCCAGGGCGCCTTCCCCACCCCGGTGTCGCTAACCAATGCTTCACCCACCATCATTCACTCCTACGCAGGTATAGGTGTGGATTATGGTCTGTACTGCTACTTGAACGTTCCCACGTTCTACGTTTACAGTACGGCACCAGTTGCTTCTTAAGCACATCCGCCAGGAGATTTTCCTGGCATCATCAAAGTAAAATAGGATGGTATCACAATCCAGCATAAAGCTGGGCTTAATTGTGAGAGCCACTAGCACGGACAGGTCGTGCCTTTACTCTTCTCATTGGTAAGAAGAGGTTTCTACTCCAAC